TCAAGAAGGAGGGACAGATGACAGCTAAAGTTTCCGCTAAATATTGGAATCTGCCGAATGAAAACGGAGAAACTATTGCAGAGAAAATGAAACTTATACGCACACAGCGTAAGATTACACAAAAAGAACTTGCCGACCTTGGGCAGGTTTGTCTAAGAACAGTGCAGGCCATAGAGGCTGGTGGCCAAGTAAGTCATAAAAGTATGGCAAAAATTATGAATGGTTTGGACCTTGATGTTGGGACTATGGCTAGTTTACAACTTGAAGTAGAAAAAAATAAGGAGTTTAATAGATTGGCTGTTGGTGGCGAAGGAAACAAATTTTTTATATCTAGATTAGAAACCCAGGCATCAAAGATGAAGGTAAGAGAGCATCTAATACAGGCCGCTAAAGCCTTAGATATAGAAGAGGCTGGGCTAAATCATTTCATAAAAGAAATGGCCAACAACTTAGGTGTAAGTTGGAAAACTTTACAGAATCTATATGACGGCAAGCATGTTTCGCACAAAGTTATGCTAAAAATAATAAAAAATTACGAGGACTGGAATGTTGGCTAATTATACAGGAGATTGAATGAAAAAAAGAGTGTCTGAAGAAACATACTTGCAAGAATTAATTAAGTTTAAAAAGGTGTTTTGTGATTCTTTTGAAAAACAGTATGACATAATCAAAACAAGAATATGTAAAACTTGCGGAAAAAAATTTTTCAAAAGACCCTTAACACCTGAAAAAAAATTTTGTAGTGATGCGTGTAAATCTAAAAATTACAGAAATAAATGTATAGAAAAATATAATAAAGAAAATGGCACAAGGTTTACTAGCTATAGATTAATCAGGAGATTGAATGAAAAGAATAACTAAAGAACAAGTATATTTTATTATTATGTCACTTATCATGTTGGGCCTGATCGTTAACAAATATGTACAGTATGGTTGTGTGATAATTTGTGGAGATTGGTATGACGACTAAAAAGAAAGATATGGTAAACAAGCCACCACACTACAATCAAGGTAGTGTCGAGTGTATAGATGCTATGGAATCTATGCTGAGTAGAGAAGAATTTATTGGATATTTACGTGGCAACAGTTTTAAATACAGGTGGCGTTGGCGTGGTAAGAACGGTCAACAAGATTTAGACAAAGCAAAATGGTATGAACATAAATTGGAGGATATATTAAATGGCTAAAAAATCATCTTTAGTAAATTCTTATCAATCTGCCACACCCGGCAGAGGCAAAAAGACATCTATTGGATCTGGTAATGTGGCGTTTGCTTCTATGAACAAAAACATGAAACGGTCCTGGAAAAAGTACCGGGGTCAAGGCAGATAAAAAAAGGCTGCCATTTCTGACAGCCTTTAATACACTATTGAAAACTTGCGTTTTCGAACCATTCGAAGAGAGTTAATGAATAGTTCTCTCAGTATAAACTACTTTCTGTAAAAAAAAAAGGGGCTTGCGCCCCTCAGCTAGCAACTACAAGGAAGGGGGTGACTTCTTAGTTGCCATGCTAACTTTAGGACTTGGCATGTTGGCATCTGTTAGATACTCGCTTATCCTAGTTTTCTCGGTTGATCTCTCTTCCCCTGTTTCATTATCTTTCCAAGAATCAGTTACTGTGTAGATACCCAGTTGTAAATTTTTATTGACTAAGGACATAACACTTTCTGGGTGTTGCTTCATGCCTATCGCCATACAAAGCTGGGTAAAGTATTTGGTTGCTATATCTCTAGCGTTGGCATCTTGGTTCCACAACCCGTAGTATTCTACGTGGTCCCAATACTTACCGTCTTCTAGTTCAAAAACTACTTTTACCGTCCAGTTGCCTGCTTTAGACTTGTACTTTTCAGCAGATATAATTTTTGCGTTATGCACACCCTTAGGTGCTGTTTCCCTATTAGGGCCTTCTCTTTCGGGTTTGGTTTCATCCCACCCGACACCATCAAAATCACTCATCAGTTTGTACCTCCTCTCTGATTATTTTATTAGTGTTAAAACCTAGTTTTGCTATGACGTTTGTTAGATTAGCCTCTTCGAAATCGTCAAGCTTACCAGACCTATCTTTTGCTGTATAACCATGACCAACATCTGTTTGTAGCCATCTGTTGCGTATAGTCACACCATCATCATCTTGATCTTCTATGACTCGTAAGGCTAAGACTTCATCAAAAAAATATGTGATAGATTGTCCTAGTTTTGTACCTACCATTTTTGGTTCAAACATCATTACGTTGTCGACGTTTTGTTTTTCCATCTTAGAAACAAACACAACATTCATATGTAAATCTCTAAATGAACGCATGACGTTAGTAACTGACTCTTGGACATTACCGTATGCCATACGTGGGTCCTTATGCTTTTCTTTCTCTTGCTGCAACAAGATTTCAGACATCTCAGATATAGAGTCGAGGCATACAGTATCATAGCTCAACTCTCCCTGTCTAAGCATTTGGTATATCTCCATAATCTCTGAAGCTTGTTTCACTTGGATAACATCAATATCAGTACGGTCCTTAACTGACAATAAGCCAGACTCCATATCGATAACTAATATTTTGCCAGGTGCGGTTGCACAGAGCGTAGTCTTACCAGCGCCAGCTGCGCCGTAGATTAGAATCTTTGCACCCTGATCATCTACTAGATCACTAGGGTTCATAATTCTATCTTTTATAGATATTTTTTCTTGGTTATTCATAACTCTTCTCCGTTAGTTATTGCAATATCTTATTACATAAATTACCATAAGTAAATTATTTAATTTCGGATTTGTAGATTGAAAGAAAATTTAACATGGTTAGCTAACTACTATTTTAGAAATCTAGTATTATCTAGAAAAGCTTTAAAATTTTTAGAAAATATTAATGTAAATCCTAAATATAAGGAGAGAGAAGTGGAAAGGTACACATTAAAACAATATATAGAATTTATCGGAATGGAAGATGCAGCCGATAAATTTGAATGTTCTATTGCATCAGTTAAAGCTTGGAGATATGGCTATCGTGAACCCTCAGTTCATCAAGCCAGAAAAATTATAAAAGCCTCAAATGGAAGATTAGATTTCGAATCCATTTATGGTAATCTTGATAGCATTTTAACTGATAGTGTTCAATCTTAATTTAACAGATGACGAAAAATCAGTTGACCTTGCGTTAGCTTACTACGACGAGGGGTTATCTGTAGTGCCGTTACTACGACAAAGCAAAAAACCACCAGCGTTCTTGGGTGGGTGGCATCAATATAAAACTGAAAGACCAGACAGAAATACCGTTGAATCCTGGTTTAAAAATCGTGATGATTTAGTGGTAGCCTTAATATGTGGTGAGTTTTTAGTTGTAGATGCAGACACTCCTGAAGCTATGTCTTGGGTTGAAACAAACCTACCTACAAGTCCTTTCAAAGTCATTACTGGTAAGGGTATGCACTATTACTACAACAATCCACAAAACTATACAACCTTTGCCACAAAACGTATGAACGACACACCAATAGAACGGCATATCGACATACGAGGCGAAGGCGGTCTGATTATTGCTCCTTACAACAAACATGCAAATGGCACCATATACAAGCCAGTTACTATCGCCGAGTGGGATATTTATGATGTTAACGATTTGCCTGACTTTACAGAAACCGAGTGGGTACAAATTACCGGCAACAAAAAACAAAATGGCTCCAGTCCTACTGCACCAATATCTTTGAATGGTGTTAATGAAGGATCACGTAATGATCAAGCAGCGAGGCTTGCTGGTTACTTAATATCTAAAAATATTAATATAGATTTTTGTAAATTTTTCTTACAATCTTGGAACTCACAAAACCAACCACCACTACCAAACAACGAGGTAATATCAGTCGTAGAAAATGTTAAAAAAACACATGACAGAAAAAATCAAAGAGCACCCTTGTTTGTAAATTCTTACGAAAAAATTGATCCACCAAAAGACCTACTAAAACCACCAGGTATTTTAAAAGAAATGTGTGATTTTTGTGAAGAGATAGCACAAGTAAGTCAACCTGAATTGTCAGTTATCGCAGCTCTTTCATTAGTAAGCGTTACATGTGGTCGCCTCTACCGAACAAATATGAATAATTTTTCATCATTATATTTTATGGGTATTGCTAAATCAGGACAGGGTAAAGAAAACATAAAATCATTTGTAGAATCTATTTTAAACATGTCTAATTTTTCTGATTTCT